TGAGTTAGTTCCATTAATGGAATAAAAGATACATTTGTGCAAGTTTATGCAGCATAGAGTTTTCTCAAAGCTGCATAATATATGATTAATTGCGAGCAAGATTTACTAGTCAACCTAATTGAACTATCTCCTCGCAATGCTCGACGAAAATTTAGACAGTCAATATTCGAGTCATGGCAATGGAAGTGTGCATATTGTGATAAAGATTTAGATGTGAAATCTGCAACTATTGATCACATAGTCCCAAAGTTTAAAGGTGGTCATAATGTTAAATCAAATATGATTTGTTCCTGTTCGAAATGTAATAGATCAAAAGGATCTGTATTACTAGAAGATTGGTATAATCCATCTAATTCTTATTATTCAGAGGAAAGACTTGGTAAAATAAAGCATTGGATAGAAGATAATAGTGCTCCTATTAAGCTTGTATCTTCAGATAAAGCTACTCCGTATATTACAAATGACTTCTACATCGGATGGATCTCAAGCTAAAGCCAAAGCATTTTTAAA